ATCATCTGTACAAAGTTTACAATTTTATCACGTACATCATCTACTGAGTTTGTTCGCGATGCGTTTATTTCTAAAATGTCTAAATCATTTAAATCTAATTCATTAAACAATAATTTAGCAAGTGTTGTTTTACCAATACCTGCGTTGCCACTAAACAGTAAATGCGGAATAGTTTTTTCTTTAATCCAAGTCTTTACTTGGTTGCGTTGTGCATCATCACGAAATACGTAACCATCTACTGTTTTCGGACGATACTTTTCTACCCATAACTCTTTCATATTATACTCCCATCAATACAGTAATTAAAAATGCTACACAGATTGTCATCGCAATTGCGATAGGTATAAATTCTTTCATTTACTTGCCTCTATAATTAATTTTAATCTTGCTATTTCTTTAGGAGTCATTTGTGTTGTATCTAATACTTTAGCATCATCTGTTTCGACCATTTCAAAATCATCTGATAACAACTCTAGTTCTGTTATTATAGCAGTCTTTTCAAAGTTTGTCAAACATCAACTCCCTTTTTCTTGCTTTTCTTCTGCTTTTTTGTTCCGTTTACCGTAAAAGCTAGTTTTGTATTCAAACCCGCTAGTTTCTCCAAACGGAATTTTTTTTATTTCGCCGCCTTTATCTAAAAATTCTTGTATTAATTTTTCGTTTGCGTTTTGTGGTTTTGGCTCAGGATTCATCTTTTTAGTCCTAGTTCTTTATATGCAACTTGAATTGCTTTTGATTGAAAATATGCATCTGCTAATGCGTTGTGTAAATCTGTCTGAAATGCTTTGCGAGGATCTGCCTGGCAACATCCAAACAACGTTCTAGAATCTCGTATAATCCAAAAGTTCCACGGAATAGGTCTTGCGGCTTTTCGAAACATATCTTCCAGTATGGTATAGTCAAAACCGTATCCTTGACCCCATAACGTGTCAACACCAACAACCCATTTACTAATTTGTTTTAGTGCGTCTTCTACACTTACGGCGCCAGTTTGATCAAAGGCTTCATCTCTAATTTTTGCATCTTGTTTGCCCCACCATTCGATGGTGCTATCACTTACAGTACGACCTAACCTATCTTGTTGATCAATATCAATTTTAAGATATAGTTCACTATGAGGCTCACTGTCATCAAGGGGATTAAATTTAATTGCACCTAATGAAAGTACAGTTGCACCTGGACTAGTATCTATAGTTTCTAAGTCGATAGTACCGTGTGTTGCCATTACTTCTTACCTTTTCTATTTTCTTGACCAATGCCAGAAACAATTAACAATACATAAAGAATAGGCCAAGCCCATCCAGTTAAGTATCCTGTTGTGTGTAAAATCATAAGTGCAATGCCAGTAGCGCCTGTCGTGCCAATGCCTGCTGTTTGTGGTGTGGGTAATAACATAAAAACTCCTAATAATTTATACTATATTATAACGTATAAACTACTAGGAGTCAAGTGTTTTTTTAAATTATTTTACAAATTGGGCAAGTTGAGGTGATTTCCAACCTTCGGGCTTTAGTACTTTACCGTCTTCACGTTTAATTACTTTGCCTGTATTTGGATCAATCTTAGCAAAGTTTGTGTCCATTACTTCTTTCCAGGCTGCTTCTCCGTCCCAACCTGCGGCACGTATTGCACCCATAGTAACAACTAAGATGTCTACTAGTGCGTCGAGTTGTTCGACTTTGTCATCTGCTGCCACAGCATCTACTAGCTCACCTACTTCTTCGTCAATGAGGCCAAGATACATTTTGTAGTTTGCTTCACTTGGTGGCTGATCACACGCTACAGCAAATGTGTCAATATCTCTAAATACGTTTGTCATTAAGCGCCTGCTCCAAAATCTTCTGGCCTTGCTGTTGCTACATCACCTGCATCTACAGCATTACCAAATACTACATCTTCTGGTTGTTCACTTTGCCAACCGTGAATACTTTCTGCTTCTACAGTACGCATCATTTGTACAGTACCGTTATCCATTTCAACTTCAAAACCACGGGTCCAACGACCGTGCTCTACAAGTATCCAATCTCCAATATCGTAAGGATCATTGTTTTCAGTTCCTTTTGATATTACTCGTCCCCAACGAGGTTTAATACCTCTATCTAGTCCGTCATCTGATGAAATAATAATTCCACCTTTAGTAGTTTGTTCACCAAACTCCATATCGCTTACAATTACACGATTACGAATTGGTCTTACATTACCCTTTACTCGAGTAGTCAGACCTACTGAACCAGCATTAATTTCCATCTACGCCTCGCTTTTTGGTACAAAATTTCCGTCGGCATCTTCAACCCAGTCTTCGTCGTCTCCGAATTCTGCTGCCATCTTAGGATCTTCGTCGATCCCTTGCTCTTCTACTTTCTTTTGAGCTCTAGTCTTTGTTGCTTTTGGTGCCGGAGTATCTTCTTTTACTTCTTGCGTAGGCATCGGCTCATCCGGAACACGATTAGTACTTTCGTAATATTCTTTAAGTACATCTTCTTTGTTACGAATAATTTTTCCACCTGGGCCAATCTCATCGCCTCTAGCGTTAACACGAGCATTACCAACCGCTGGAGTTAATTCGTTACGTTGCTGTAACAAGTCCATATCGATTGCTTTTCCTCGCATTGTTTTATATGTTTTTCTTGCATTACCTTTTAGTGCCATTTTATCTCTCCTAGTGAGTTATGTACGTATTTATCTCAAGAACTCTCGCCAATCCAGGTCATATTGGATTGAATTAATTTTGTGTACACCTATTAAGTATAACACATAACTTGCTACAGAACTACCTCTACCTACACCCCATACAATATTATTTTCACGCATAAAGTCTACAAGATAGATCATATAGCGTAATAAGTTATACATATCACGTTTATCATATTCTTGTAGTTCTTCCCATATACGATATTGTACGTGTTGCTCGCAAGGTATTTCTGCTTTGCCCAGTACATATTCATATACATTGATGTCTTTGTATTCATCAGGCATAAACCATTCACCCTGTAATGCACCGTCAAAAGTCTTTTGATCTACATCTAGTGGAATATACTTTTGTAGTTTATCAAAGCCTTGTTCTTGCATAACAGCATTGAACTTGTCTACATCATCGTTAGCATCGCACAGTACAACGTGTACTTTATCCGCATTGCCGCTGTATATCATATCAATTAGATCACGATTAGAAAATCGTGGGATACCGAGTTCATCTGTTTTCATAAGCATATATATAGTTTAGCGTACTTTTATTAATTTGTCAAGCTCTGATTTATCATCATTGCCCATTGCATCGTTAATAAGTTTTTGATTTGTTCTTCGAGTTTCAAGCTCAAGTTTGTAACTATCAATTAGAAGTGTTATTTGATTTTGAACTTCTGCGTTAGGAGTTTGCCAATACTTTCTATTTAATTGGATAATTTTTTCTTCTAAATCATTATCCGTTAGATCTTGGGTATTTTCAAACAATGGGTGCATTAGGAGTATTGTCCGATGTATCTGCCAAAATATTCAGTACTGCCTGTATATGTGTGAATTTCTACAAGGTGTACTTCGCTAGAGCCAATTGGAGTAGTACCGTTAAAGAACGATGCTGAGTTAGTTTCAACACGCAATGTAAGACCGCTGCTAAACTCTAAATTATGCGGTCCTGATGTAGCAGTAAAATGTAAAATAAATTTGCCATAATAGCCACTATCGGGTACATTAGTGAAAGCAATAGTTGTATCACCTGTTAACGTAATTGTATGATAGTTGCCTAAAGCAAAATCAATAGTAGTTACACCACTAGAATTACCAACAGCGTCAACAACTTCTCGTTGTGCTTGCAATGTTGGTCTAACTATTCTTGCTGTGCCGCCAGCACTTAAATCTTCAAAAATGTTTGTAGTAGCATAAGTTCCAGTACCAGTAGAATCAATACGTACTGCGTTTGCTTCCAAGTCTTCAAGTCTTGCTTTTATTGAAGTTGCATTATTATTAATAACTGCAAAATTATCTCTAAACCCCTGTGAATCGTTATCTTGTCCGGGTACAGGGAACTCTGTATCCAAATCTGTGGTGTTTACTATATTGCTTCCTGGTACGCTTGACATATTGTTATTCTCCTAGTACAGTATTTATCTTATCAAATGTTAAAGTCATAATTTGCGAAAACAATGTATTGTTCGTTACTGTTTCCTTGAGTACTATCTATTATGTATCTATCAATTTCAAAGTTAATTGAATTAAAATTAAAACTATTATTTTTTATATTTAAAAGGATATCTTGCGAAGTGCCTTCCTTACAATATGCAAGTACTACACACGGCACATACCCTAATGCTTCTATGTTATTTAGTTGTGGTGTTCTCATCCAAAGAGGTAAAAAATTATTATCAGTAACACCAACTTGTGAAATATTATCTCTCATATTAGTTAGATTACTAATATGTTTTTTAGTTTGTTTATTGCCATCAATACTAATTGCATCACTATCAAGTTTTATTGTATTAGTTATTGGTCTAAATCTATTTGGTTCATTATTTTCAATTCCGGAACTATTATCATTTTCTTCATAACTAACATCATTTATAACACGTTTGTTATTTGTTTTTATGTTAATAGTTTTTTGGACAGTTCCGTTAGTTGCTTCTATTGGGTCAATAATATCTACATACACAACCTCGTACACTGTATCTCTTGTTCCGGGTCTATAAGCTACTGCTGTTTTTACCTGACCAAATTTAAATTGTTTTTTCTTATGATTTTTTCCTGCTGCTGCAACAAAATTTTTCATTGCAACATTTTCAATTCCTGCATATACTAACATCTTTAAATCTTTTTGCAAACCAAATTCTGAATCGTTTGGTCTATATATTGATGAAGGTGTAAACACAATAGGATCACTAATAAAACTATTATATGTAAATTGTTGAGCAGCTCCAAGGAATGGCTTAACATAAAGATTACTAAATGTTAAATCATTAGGATCGTTTATTGATATTGTGAATGATTTAGTAGTTGCACTAAATCCAAACTGGTCTTCGGCTTGTGCTGTAAATGTATATGTTTTATCGATACTAGTAGTATTAGAATCAAATATTCCATCATTTGCATCAAACGTTGTTAATCCTGACACAGCAAATCCTTCGTACTCTTCCCATTTTGCTGTATCACTAATAAATTCTGCACTACTAGTGTGTGCAACTAAACATTTATATAATGTAGTATTAACTTTTACAATATCGTTAGCAACATAATCTCTAGATGTTTTCCAAAAACTTCTATATATGTTTTCTCCAAATTGTATTACCTTGCCAAAAACTTCACCATCAATTGATAATTTTAGTCCAGGTGGAAGTCTTCCAGCTGTTTTACTATATCGCACAACAGCATCAGGAACACTTGTAGTTGCTTCAATATTTAATGTACTTGTTAAATTTGCATTAATAGTACCTAGTGCTTTAATGCTTTGCCAAGTAATTCTTGAATCAACTTTACCTAACATTTTAACAGTAAACGTTTTGTCTTTGAATGCAGAATTAGTATCTACGGCAGCAGTTACTATTGTTTTTGTAAATGTTTCGTTTTGTCTTAAATATGCATCTAATGGTTTAGATAATGTAATTACATCATAACCTGGATTGCTATTATTGATTGCTGAAATTTTAAATATAGTGCCTTTAATATTAAATGTTTGATCTAATAACTGTTCTAAATTAGAAGTTTTTACTATTTTTAAATTATACGGTGCTGATGCTAATTTAGCTACACCATTACCTGATGTAGATCCTGAAGCTCTAAATTGTGTGCCAACTGTATTTGATGAAGCTCCAACTTCTGTATAGTCTGTATTTTCTACAGTTAAAATTTCATATAAGGAGTTTCTTATTAATTTTGATGCTGGTGTTCTTGTTTGAGCAAAAGTTTCTTCAAATGTTGTAAAACTAATTTGTGCAGTGTTTGTTGCTGGCCCTACATATCTTGTAGCTCGTACAGTAAATTTATATTCTTTAGTAATATTAGGTTGATACGGAACTATGCCAGCTAATTCGCCACTGCCTGGATCTAATTCAAGTCCTGGCGGAATAATACTTTCAGAACCGTCTATATTAAAATCTTGAATAGTATAGTTTACAAAACCTACAATATCGCTACTATCAATGATATCCATATAGAGCGTAACATAATTATCAGCTCTTCGATATCCTAGGTCTGCTGGAGTTAGCCATATTGGAGTTCGAATGTGCGAGGCGTCTGCACCAAATAGTGTATTACCTGATTGCATAATAGTATTGTCTGCACGTAGGAAATCATCTCCTACAACAAATATTCTAAACAAACGCTTTTCAATAGTATCTCCGTCACTTACACTTACACGGAATTGATAGTTTCTATTTAATTTTTTAGGTGACTTAGTAGCAACACTTTTATCATAAAATTCTATATCATAGTAAAAACTATCATAGCCGTTTGCACTTCTTACACCAAAATCAAAAGGATACTCACCGTAAGCATTTGTATCATAATAACCATTATTTGCAAGTGTATCAATTGCAAGGACAGGATCTACAACGCCAACAATTCTACCATCCCTGGTAAGTTGTATACCAGGCGGCAATTCTCCATCGCCACTAGCAACAAAGTATTCTAATGTTTGTCCTGCTTCGATATCATCATCATTTGCAATTAGTTGAAAATCTATAGGACTATTATCTAATATGTAAAATGTATCGTTATTACCAACTGGTAAAGAACCTGCACTAGTTTCCCATATTGGTTTGTCTGCACCACTAACACTTATTCTAAATGTTCGATCGTCAATTTCGTTATCTTTGGTAGCACGTAAAACAAATTTAAATTCTGTTTGCCGAGCAACTTCAAAAGCAGTTCCTTGAATTTTTTGATCGGTGATTCTCATTCCTGGTGGAAGCGAACCGCTAATAACTTCTAAAGATGAACCAGCAGCTACATCTAAATCTATAGGCTGAAGACTATCGACTCGAGATTCTCCGTCTCGAGGTTCTCTAAGAGTTTTTCCTTCTTCGATTTCTCTAAGAAGTGTGTTGTTGGATACATTCCATAACGCCATACAAGAATTCCTTTATATAGCAATATTTATCGAAAAATTAGATGTTAATATCACCAAGATCTAAACTTACATTAACGTTATTACCGCCGATAGACCCAAAGTCTACACTAGTTGTAGCAAATAAAAAGTCATATAAATTTGTTACTGCTACAGGTGTAATACTACCAAAGTTCCAACTATTTTCACTTTCACGATAATAGTTAATATCTCGTACGTCAATGCCGTGTACATTTCCTGTAAGATTTCCGTTAAAATTTGCATTTACTGTTGTTGCGGTTACTATACCAACGCCACCTAAATTATTACCATTTGCGTCTAGGCCAGCAGCAAGTCTAGGTGCCGGATCATCTTCTAGTTTAGTTAAAGCACTAGAATTAATAGTAATAGTATTACCGTCTCGTGCAGTAGTAATTGATGTTCCGCCTGCTAGTGTAATAGTACTACCTTCGGTAATTGTTACACTACCAGCATCTGCAGCAATATCAAATTGTGTTACGCCGGCATTAACATCAAGTGTAAGCTCATTCGAATCTGAAGACAGTGTGATATTACTTCCTGCGACAAGCGATTTAAACTGTAACTCTGCGTTATTTTTATTTGAAAACAAACCTTCGCCAGCACCTAAATTAAGTACTGTAGTTGCTTCTGGTGTTCGATTATTTAGGTCATTAAAGTTATAAACAACTTTTTCAAATGCTTCTCTTAGATCATCACCTGTGCCGTCGTTTGCTACACTGCCAAGGTTTATTGTTTGAATCGCCATATACTTGTCTCCTATACTGTATTTATTACATCCGCCCTACAACAACTTCAACAACACCTCTTTTATGTTTGTCTTTTGAACCTACTGCTTTACCAATAACTGTACCTAAT